AAAGAGGGCGAATCCGTTACAACGAAAAATGGATCCCAGACTTTTACTAAAGCCCACCCCCTAATTGGTGAACGGAATAAGATTAATGCTTCTTTATTGAGTATAGAAAAGTCATTCGGTTTTGAGGATGAAAAGGAGCCCAAGCATAGCGCTAGTGACCTTATATGATTTCTAATAAATACGTTGATGAATATATCAAGCAGTATGAATCAGGAAATATAAAGCTTAATAAAGAACGAGTCCTGCTGATAGGATTTTTGAAGAAACATGTTTTATCCCGAGATGATCTATATTTCGATGAAGAACAAATAAATAATTTTAAGAGGTTTACCGAGAAATGGTATTTCCCCTTAGAACCTTTTCAAATGTTCATAGCAGCATTTGTTTTTTTGTTTTATAAAGATAACGGGAGAAATTACTTTCGTAAATTCCTGATTATGATGGGACGGGGTGGTGGTAAGAACGGTTTAATCACTGCATTAACAAATTTTTTCATAAGTGAATTGCATGGTATCCCAAAGTACAATGTTTCCATTGTTGCAAACTCGGAAGACCAGGCAAAAACATCCTTTATGGAAATGTACGAAACCATTGAAGAACATAAAGTTTTAGAAGGAATGTTCTATAAAACAAAAGTGGAAATCAAAAATAATGCGACAAAAAGCATTGTAAAATATCGTACGTCCAACGCATCTACTAAGGATGGTTTACGGGATGGCTGCGTCATTTATGATGAAATACATCAATACGAAACAAATGAAGTGGTGCGGGTATTCTCTAGTGGTTTAGGAAAAGTCAAAAATCCTCGAGAGTTTTTCATAGGTACGGATGGTTATGTTCGAGAAGGTTATCTCGATAAAATGAAAGAGCGGGCCAACAATATCCTTGAAAGAAAAGAATTAAACGACTCCCTATTTCCTTTTATCTGTAAGTTAGATGACAAGGAAGAAGTTGAAGATATAAGCAAATGGGAGAAAGCCAACCCCATGTTTTGTGAGCCTAGAAGCGATTATGCCGAAGGGCTTTTTTATATTGTTCAAGAAGAATACAAGGATCTTGAAAACGATCCATCTAATCGTGAAGAGTTCATGACTAAGCGGATGAATCTCCCAGAAGTAAATTTAAATAAAGTTGTTGCTTCCTGGGAAGAAGTAATTGCAACTAATAGACCTCTCCCAGACTTAACACATCGTACCTGTGTCGGAGGTTTGGATTATGCTAGCATAAAAGACTTTGCAGCAGTAGGGTTACTCTTCAAGGTAGAAAATGATTATGTGTGGAAATCTCACTCTTTTGTACGTAAAGAGTTTCTTGGCACGGTAAAATTAAAGGCTCCTATTAAGGAGTGGGAAAGATTAGGGCTTCTAACCATTGTGGATGAGCCGTCTATAGATATACGTCATATTGTCAATTGGTTTGTAAATGCCCGGGAAAAATATGGTCTTACAAAAATTGTGGCAGATACCTTTCGGTTGGATTTAGTTAAAACAGCTCTAGCAGCTGAGGGGTTCGAACTAGAATTTATTCGCAATCCTAAAGCAATTCATTCATTGCTCGCTCCAAGAGTGGAAACAGCATTCGCAAACCACAATATTATTTTTGGTGACAATCCGTTAATGCGTTGGTATACGAATAATGTCTATGTTCACATTAAAAAGGATGGAAACAAGGAGTATCTGAAAAAAGATGAATTCAGAAGAAAAACAGATGGCTTCCAAGCCTTTATTCATGCATTGTTTAAAGCTGATGAAATATTAGTCGATGATGTGGACTTTTTCTTGGATGATATAGATTTTTAAAAGGATCTGTTAAGGGATAATGTTTTAAAAGCGGTAGGATAGTGGAAAGTTGGAAGAGGAGATTCCAATAAGTAAATAGAATAACTTTATATAGAAAGCTCTAATGACGGTGGTGGTTTTATTGAAAAAAAACATTCCAAATAAAATACATATTATAGGTTCAGTTGGTAGTGGAAAAACAACCTTAGCAAGAGAGTTATCCTCTAAGTTAAATATCCCACTTTATGAATTGGATAATGTGATTTGGAAAAGGTATGAGTCTGGAGATGTTAGAAGAACCGAAGAAGAAAGAGAAGAATACTTTAATACTATTATTCATTCTGGTACATGGATTGTTGAGGGCGTTCACAATGAGGAATGGGTGTCTAATAGTTTTCGTACTGCGGAATTAATTATTTTCTTGGATACAAATTATTCAGTGAGAACCTATCGAATAATAAAAAGATTTATCTTACAAAAGATTGGATTAGAAAGATCAAACTATAAACCCACATTAAATATATTTTTTAAAATGTTTAAGTGGAATAGATACTTTGAAGAAGTAGGAAAACCCAATTTCTATAATAGATTTGGGGTATACGCTAACAAGATATTAGTTGTGAAAAATAAGAATGAAATTAAAAATTACTTCGACTAACAGAGTTTCATAGAGTGCATTAAGGAGACCATAAAAAAGTGGTCTCTTTTATTTATTCAAAGATCAACATCAATGTTTGAAAAAGCCTAATTAAAAGGAGGTGAGATATTGGGAATATTAGATCTTATAAAAAGTAGAAATAAGGAACTGGAATTCATGTTTGATTTTGATTTAATTCAAGATACATCTAAGAAAGTCCACATGAAGCAATTGGCCATCCAAACCTGTATCAATATGATTGGCCAGACCATTAGCCAATCAGAATTTTATGTGAAGAAGGATAAAAAGATAGTGAAAGATGACATGTACTATTGCTTAAATGTCAGACCCAATCCAAACATGTCGGCCAGTCACTTTTGGCAGACTGTGATTCATAAGCTCATCTATGACAATGAGTGCTTGATCATCCAATCGGATACGGAAGATCTCATCATCGCTGACTCGTTCACACGAATCGAATATGCTTTGGTCGATGATTCATTTAAAGATGTGACGATTAAAGATTTTACTTATTCCCGTACCTTTCAAATGAGTGACGTTATTTACTTGGAATATAGCAATAAAAAGCTGTCCACTATGCTGGACGGCCTATATGCCGATTATGGAGAACTATTTGGTAGGATCATAGAATTTCAGAAACGCAAAAATCAAATACGTGGACTTGTTGATGTAGAGGCTATCACTGATAAGTCAGAAAAGGGACAAGAAAAGTTACAAAATTATATCAACAAGATTTATAAAGCTTTCTCCGGAAAATCTGTGGCTATTGTTCCTCAACAAAAAGGATTTAAATTAGAAGAAATGAAAAATACAACTCAGCTTCAAAGTGTGGATGAAGTCGCCAAGGTAATTGATGGTTTTTTAGATCAGGTTGCCAAAGTGTTGGGTATTCCTATTGCGTTACTTCACGGTGATATGGCAGATGTAGAAAAACCTACACGTAACTACATGACATTTTGCATTGACCCATTTTTGAAAAAAATCAGGGATGAATTGAATGCCAAGATGATTGATAAAAAGGAATTCCTTGCAGGAAAGAAGGTGGAAACCAAACGGGTTTCTTACTGTAATATTTTTGATGTAGCTGCCGCCGTTGATAAGTTGAGAGCTTCGGGGGCATTTAACGGTAATGAATTGCGTGAAGCATTAGGTGAGGAAAGGGTTGACGATCCTATGATGGATAAATACTTCATCACCAAAAACTATCAAGAAAGTTCAGAAGCACTTAAAGGAGGTGAGAATAAAGATGAAGCATAAAATCAAAGGTGACATTATCAATTGGAATTCAAGTATTTGGGACTTTAACTATCAAATGAAGTCTATAAAAGAAGATGAGGATATTGATTTATCCGTTAATTCTTATGGTGGCGATGCCTTTTTAGGAATTGACATTTGTAATACTCTTAAAGATCATAAAGGACTTGTTACTGTGACGATAACAGGCATGGCAGCAAGTGCTGCATCCGTTATTTGTATGGGTGCTGATAAAATACGAGCGCATGCAAATACCATGCTGATGGTCCACAATGCTCAAACATTTGTTGCTGGGGACGCTAAAAAACTTCGAAAGGCTGCTGATGATGTCGAAAAGGTTAGCCAAGCTGTATTGAAATCATATACAAATCGGGTAGATGCGGATACGATGAAAAAATTGCTCGATGATGAAACATATCTTACTGCTGAAGAAGCATTAAAATACGGGTTGATTGATGAAATAATCGATGCTGAGCCAGAAGAAGTGGAGTCTGAAATCTTTGAGAACAAAGCTAAAGCATTTAACAATAAAATTACTGCTGCTGTTGCACCAAAGCAACCTATCTCAGCATCAGCATCAGGCATCGACAAAAACACATTGAAACAAATGTTTGCTGAATTTAAAAATGAAATTAAGAATGAATTAAAACCAAAAGAGATTGTTCCTGATCCTGTTGCACCTAAACAGAACTTGAGCAGTCTCTTTTTACATTTATAGGAGGATTGAAAATGACTATTAAATTTAATAATTTCGCAGAGAAAAAACAAGCATTTGCTAAAGCAACACAGGAAGGTAGTGCTGAAGAACAGTCTGCTGCGTTAAATAATATGCTGGAAGCGTTGGCTCAGGACGTACAGGGCGATATTATGAATCAAGTTAATACATCAATGCTTGACCGTTCCATCATGCAAGCCAGGGGCGCTAATGTTCTTACGAGTGAAGAGACAAAATTTTTCAATGTCGTGATTGAAGAGGGTGGGTTTAAAGATACAGAAACACTGCCTAAAACAACACAAGAACGAATTTTTGATGATCTAGTTGAAGGGAATCCGCTACTGCAGCACCTAGGTATTCAAAATCTTGGTGCGGTAACAGAATTCATATATGGAGATCCGGAAGGTGCTGCAGTATGGGGCCCATTATTCGGAGACATCCAAGGGCAACTAAATGCAACGTTTAGAAAAGAGTCTATCAGCCAACTTAAATTAACAGCTTTTATTCCTCTATCAAACGACATGCTAAAACTTGGACCTGTATGGGTGGAGCGCTATGTTCGGACTATGATTTCGGAAGCAATGTCCGTTGGTCTTGAGCGTGGATATGTTGCAGGAACAGGGAAAGACATGCCGATTGGAATGTTAAAAGATTTGAAGGGATCTGTTGTGGACGGAAAATATCCTGACAAGGCATCTGCCGGTATCCTTACATTTGAACCAGGCAGGGCGACAATCAATGAATTAAAAGGTGTTGTCGAAAAATTATCTATTCGTCCAGTTGGAAAAGATCAAGATGAAAAAGTACGCAATATAGCTGGGAAAGTTGTAATGGTTGTCAATCCGTTTGACAATTTCAGTATTCAAGCGAATGCGACGGTACAAAATGCTGCAGGTATATACGTGACAAGCTTGCCATTTAATCCAACCATTACTGAATCCATGTTTGTACCAAAAGGAAAAGTTGTATTCTTTATTCGTGGTGAGTATGTAGCAGCTGTCGGTGGAGCGATGGAAGTGAAGAAATTTGACCAAACACTGGCCATGGAAGACGCGACGCTTTATATCGCGAAACAATACGCTACTGGTAAGCCAAAAGACAATTATGCAGTGCAAGTCTATGACTTAGATCTAGACTTGGAAGGCGGCCTTGAGGGGTGATTTAATTGGTCACACTTGAACTAATAAAAGAGTTTAAAGAGCGTTTGCATATTTCCCATTCGAGTGAGGACGACAATTTAAAAAGATTGTTGTCCTTTTCTATTGTGGATTTGCAGGGAAAGTGCGGTCATTTTGATATAGAAAAGGATGGGAGGGCCAAGGAGCTTGTTTTTGAACGTACTCGCTATGCCTATAATGATGCCCTTGAATACTTTAACGACAACTTCTTAAGTCAGATTAATAGTTTGGGTTTATCTATTGCACTGAAAGAGAGTGATCCAGATGCATCCGTTTAAATATAAACCTCCCAGGGTTAATACAGGAGACTTACGTACTCCCATTACGTTTTATGAATATGTAGCAGATGATGGCCCTGAACCGGGCGAGTCTGAAAAAAACATTCTCTTTAAGGCGTGGGCCAAGGTTGATCATATTTGGTTGAAAGATTTGGAGATTGCTAAGGCTAACGGGACCTTATCTGATATCACCATCACGGTACGAGACCCTCAAGCCGATTATATCCCGATCAATAAGCATTATCTGTCCATCGATGCTCCTGAGTATATGGACAAAAGATATAATATCAAACACGTTCAACCGGATTTGCAAAACAAGGAGTTTATCAAAATTGTGGCAGGGCTAACAGAATGAGTGTGAAAATTCATGGGGAAAAAGCGGTGATGGCAGAATTAGAAAAACGCTTAGGGAAAGTGAAGATGCAGCAGCTAAGTGATAAAGCGTTAAAACAAGGTGCCCAAGTATTTATCAAGGAACTAAAATATCAATTTGCATCCTTTAAAGATACTGGGGCATCAATTGAAGAAATGACCATATCGCAGCCAATGTGGGTGAGTGGCGTTCGCACTGTAAAGGTTTATTGGAAAGGACCTAAAAGTCGATATAGAATCATTCATTTAAACGAATTTGGCACAGTTAAGAACCCGAACCCTAGAGGTAAAGGAGCCATAGCCAGAGCCATGCGAAGTGCTGAAAGTTCTTATCGTGAGGCTATTAAGAAGGCGATAAAGGAGGGAATTTAATGGACTTTCTAGGGATGATTTATAATACACTGATTGCAGACTCGTATATTAAGGAGAAGGCTGCTGGAAGAATTAAATTTTATGGTTTTCCTGAAACTAGCAGCGTGACATCTGCTCCAAATATCATCATAGATCCATTAGATGTTCCTCTTCCTATAGATTTTGCAGATGATACATGGCTGACCTATGATTGTCTATTTCAAATAGAAGTTTGGTCAAAGAACAGGATGGCTACAAATGAATTATCAGGACATATCCGAAACGTCATGTGGAACTTTGGTTTTTCCCAAGGAACAGGCGTGGATGAATGGGATGAAGATACAGGTGTTTTTCGAGATGCAAGAAGGTATCGAGGGAAGTTATATAGAGACGATTTAGACACTTTATAAGGTGTCTTTTTTTTATTATTTAAAATAGGAGTGATTAATGTGGTAGAAGAGAAAAAAAGCTATAAAGCATCAACCGGTGTGAATGAATTTTATTATGCGGTTTTAACAGATGACGATGACCAATCATTTACCGCTGGTGAAATTACCAGGATTAAATTTCTGCAAAATATTGAGGTAGAAATGCCACAAGAAGCAATGAGGGCGTATGGGGATAATGGTACAGCTGAAATTGCTATTTCAGGTGGAAATGTAACAGTATCAACTCAATTTCACAAAGTACCAATACAGGATAAGAATATTTTATTTGGTTTAGAAACTGTGGACGGACTTTCGTCCATTGGCGGTGAGGATGTGCCACCTTATGTTGCAGCTGTATTTACCAAGACATTTGAGGACGGCTCTAAAGAATGGGTGGGGCTAACAAAAGGAATGTTTATGCGTTCTAAAATTACAGGTAAAACCAAAGAAGAAAACAAAGAATTTGATAATGAAGAAGTAACAGGAGAGTTTATGGAGCGTTATGTTGAAGGAGCCTCATCTGAAAAATCCGTTCTGTTCGGAGCTGACAAAAAAGGTGAAACAGACAACCGAGATTCTCTTTTCCAAAAGGTATTTGGAAAGCCTTATCCGGGCACACCAGCGGGGGTGTAATAGATTAGTGAGAAAAAGACATACCAAGCAATCGTGGATTTCAAAGACCTTCAGGATAAAGGGAAGATTTATCGTAAAGGGGATACATTTCCGAAACCAGGCAATAAAAAGGTTGAGAAAGAACGATTAGAGGAACTATTGTCCACTGAGAACAAGCCTGGTAAACCCGTCATTAAAGAAATATAAGGAGTGGGTTTATACCTGCTCTTTATAATTTAAGGTATGTAGATTAGTTTAAGGAGGAAGTAAACGGGTAAGTGTTCAACAATAGGAAAAACGGTTAGGGGGATTATTGTGATGGTGAAAAATATTTTATATGGACTCCTTAGCATAATAGTTCATGTAATTATTTTTTTGCTATATTTTTTCTTGCCGATAGTTGTTGCAAATTTTATAAATACTCCTGCGTCTGCCTACTTTGCTTTAACAATAATTCTAATTTCAGGTAGTGTTCATTTTTTCTATTATTTATATTTCAAAGACTCCTTAAATGAGAGTAAATCCAAGAGCTTATTTGATTGGCTTGATAATAAAAACGATAAGAATATAGTAAGAGAAATTATGGGTAAAGAATTAAATAAAGATGAGAAGATTTTAACTAACTTAGAAGTTACTCAAAAAAGATTACTAACATATGTTAAATATAATAAAAATAAGTTACTTTTAATAAAGGCCCTCTTGAAAACCATGAATAATAATTATTTATCGGATTTAATTTTTAGATTATTCATACCTATTATTGCAACTATAATAATTGGCTCTATTTCTAATCCTTTATTTAGGAAGGTAACTTCCGTGGAAAACAGTGATATTTCATCTTTAAATCCTGAAATATTATCAGCTATAGGGAACATTTTCCTTTTGTGTTTT